TAAATCTGTAGAACGATTCCAACGTAATCTTACTAATTTTTCATTTATTGGTTCGCCTGATAATCCAGTTACATTTGCTGGTAATGCAGTTTTGCCTATTGCGTTAAATGTTAAATCACTCGAAGATGAACTTAACTGTAAAGCAGCATTGAAACTAAAAACCTGTATTTCATATGTGCCGACATCAGTATTGAATATTTCAAAATCAGGACTGCCAACTGTTGTCGAAACGAAATTACCATTGTTAAATCTATAATTAACTGCATATTGGGTTACACCTGTAACGGGCTGCCAGCTTATTATTAATTTAGAAACTGCCTGATTATTAATTAAAACAATTTTTTCTTGTGCTTGTAATGCTTTTGGTGGCTCACGTTCTGCGGTTAACGTTGTTATTGATCTTGGTTCTATTGTTTCTCCATCTTCAATAAACGCATATTTTTCATTTACATAACTCAATGCAGTTATCGCATAATTAATACCTTCTGATTCTTGTACAGTTATTACTCTGAACTTTTGAGCTTGAACCGTATCATCTTGCAGTAACCACACTGTATTTACATTTGGAGTTTGAGAAAAAGCAGAAGATACTGTTATAACTGCACCTGAGATACTTGATACTGACTTACTTTCAACAGTTCCATCAGGTAATATTACACTTAAGACTGGATTATTTGTTGTTGGTAAATCAGTTGCAGTGGTATCATCTACAGTTATCTGGGTTGTTGTAGCAAAACTTACTCTTCCACCTCTTCTAAGGCCAGAACGTACAGGGTCAGCTATATCTATAACTGCACCTGGTCTTACAATAGATCCACAATCTACTGATGTTTGAAATGCAACTATTTCAGACTCATTTTGCTCACTGAATAACATTGCCTTACCTAATCTGCGTGCTTGTCCTCTGCTAGTGCAAGCAAATGCTTTTACTCTTTTTACAATGACTCCGTATTTTGCTATCGCATCATCATCTTCTACAAATTCATAATCTACATCACGCAGATCCATGTCATAATATGCAACTGATATAACAGTATTTCTTGTTTTTAAACCGCTTCCTGAGTAATTAAAACCTTGTTCCGTGACGTTAGCTAAATTAAATAAATAAGACGCATCTTTTGGACTATCCTGTGTAAGCTGTATCGTTCCAGCAGACCACAATGGCATACATCTCATTACGCCAGCCAACTCATTTATTAATCCATATGCTTCAGATGAGGATTGTATGACAACATTGCAACTAAATCTTGCTTCTTGACCCCCGAATCCATCATCAACCAATGTATTTGCAAATTTACTTGCAGTGACAAAAGAAAACAAATCTAATGAACTTTCTGTTATATGAGTGCCAAAACCATATCTAGTATTTGTAAGAAGATCAAGTAACACCATTGCAGGGCATGAACACCATTGAGCAGCACCCATAACTCCATTAAAGATATAACCATCAGGATAAATAATACGACCTGTTGTACTATCTACTGTTGGTGTGCCAGAACTGTTTGCACCTGCACCTGGTATTTTTACTTTTATTCCTCTAATTTTAAATTTACGAGAAGGTGCAGAACTAAACGACATAGAATCTACACGTAAAGCAGTATAAGCACTATTCAAATATTTATTATTATCATCATTAATTTCAGCAAGCGTAGTCCACTGAAAAGAATCCTGTAAATTAGCATCTGTGCTATCCTCTGTTATTCTTGTTACCCTTATATCAACAGGAAAGCTTCCGTTTATATCTATCCTATATTCTTTCTGATAAGCGTCTGGAGTTCTACCTGTAACCGTGTCTGTAATGATATCAGTAAAACCACCAGAATTATATTGAATTGAGATTTTTAACTCTATACTTGAACCTAATAAATCACCATTGTCTGTTGCTTTTTGTATCTGAGGAAAAGTTAATGTAACTTTTGCAGCGTCAACTGTCGTACTTGTAATTGTTCTTGTAACAGGAGTATCTTTTGTAACTTCAACTCCAACTGCGGTAAGAGATGAACTATTTTCTACACCAAGTACTCTTTCTTGATCTGAAGTTCCAAAACGTATTCTTAAATCATCTTTAGTTACAGCAAAATTAAAATCGGTTGATTCTGGATTAGCTGAATCTGCTGTTGATTTTAAAACAGGGGTTTCATTTAAAAAAATATCTTTTAACGCTGCATTTGTATATGCGTCTGTACCTCTTGTTCTACCTTCTTTTGATGCGGTAGCAAAACCCTCTATCTCTCCTTCAGAAATCAAATCAAGAAATGTTGCAAATTGTCTACTATGTAAAGTATCGGGAGTTCTTGTAGGTTTAGGAGGTGCAGAGGCAGCAGGATTACTGGGAGAAGGTACTTGCTGTATAACAGTTCGTGCAGGCCCACCTCTACCACCAAGGCTACCTCTAATAATTTTTGGTTGTTTCTTTTTTGTCATGCTCTTACCTGATCTGTGTCTAATGCTCCACTGATAACTATAGAGCCAGTAATTATTTCACCATAAACTAAAGGCACTGGAACGCCAGCCCTACCTGTATTTTGAGTTCCAGAAAAATTATATGAAAGTCTTGGATCACCTGATGCTTCTGTTTCAGCAAATGACCCCGATCCAGGACTTAAAGGTTTAAATTCTGGCACAGGAAATAACATATCACTTACACCTGATAAGACTAAAGCACCACCTAAACCTACAACTGCTTTCGTTATGCTACTTGCAGCAGCAAAAGATCCTGGAGAAACAATAGGATTAAAAAACTGACTAGGAGCTAAAGGAGTGAATAAAAATGCACCAGCTATTAAAGCTGCTCCTAATAATACTTTTCCTGTATTACCTCCAGCACCACTAATAACAGGAACAATATGTATATCTTGCTGTCCTATTGGATGGTGTATCTCTTCCTCATTAACAGCATAATTACCAACTTTTACCTGATAATATTGAGGATTCATATATTTTTCTACCTGCGGAAAATTATTAACAAGAAAACTTACTGCTTTTCCAAGACTATCTACTTGTATTTCAAATTCTTTATGACCTACAAATTCTGCAAGCTCGCCATATAATTTTAGTTTACGCAACATAACGATACCTCCCTCCTGTACATTTTAATAACCATTCAGAATATGGTTCTCTACAAGAAAGTCTACCTACTTGATGGTGTAAAACATCCCCATCTAAAAAAATAGCTACATGATTTAATCCTGGAGATCCTATAGACATCAATAAAGCATCATTATTTATAGCTTTTTCTTCTGGTCTTAGTTGTCTAAATCCAGTTCTCCATGCACAACTTTCAAATAATGGATTTAGTAAAAAATCTTCTGGCGTTGTAGGGCGTTCCCAATCTCTTAATTCTATATTTAATTTTTCTTTATAATAATCCCTGACAAAAGCCCAACAATCAGTTACACCCCAGACCCAAGGTCTACCAAATAAAGGTGGTTTGTATCCGCATGGCTCATAATATCCCCACTCTTCTGTTTTTGGATTAACAATATACCAAGGAAGATTACCTTGTTCGCAACTTATTTTATCTGCTTGACTTGGGATAGGTCGTGATATTGGATGACTATGGACAATAGCGGTTATATCGCCTAAATTACTACCTTTTATGTAATCCTCTGGATCAATAATAAAACATTGATCTGCTGTAGTTGATAAATTATGGCAGGGATAATACTTTTCTTTGCCTTTAATATTTAACAAAAGACCACAAGATTCTGTTGGGTCTACATTTTTTGCATGAATAAGTGCATCTTCTTTCCAAGTCACGATATAAATGTACCAATAGAAGGAAAATCTTTTTTTGTAACCTGGCGTTTAGGTGCAATAACACCAGCCAAATCAAATACTGCTGCAAGTTCAAAAGTAACTACTTCTCTATTTTCTGCTGATTTTCTGTCTATCTTATAAATTTCTTGCGGAAACTCTGCTGTAGGATCTGGCGTTCCTAAAGGATTTATACCACCAGGAAAATTAATAGCATCTAAATAACGTGCAAGAGTTCTTATTCTTGTAACAGTCGCTCCAGTAAGATCATTACCTGTTGTTACCTGATTTACATTTAACAAAATAGCTGTAATAGTTCCTAGTGCATTACTTACTGTCATAGTAGGTCTAGGTAACTGTCCTTTTTGATAGGCAAAACCTTCAACTTGTATTGGAAACTTTAAATATTGATCGCCAGCCCAAATAATATCTCCATTAGCATTAAGATTTGATCCATTATGAAATCTGTATGTTTGTGCGGAACCATGTATCGAGGCATCTGTTGTAATAGTAAAAAGTTCAATTATTGCTGAAGGATTTATTTTTTGTAAATCACTAATAATAGAAGCTGTACTCATGGTTCAAATACTTCTCTAAAGGTTGCTTGGATCGTAGCTCTATTATTATATGGTATAGATTTTGACCAAGTTTCGCAAACAAATTTCTGTGAAGCAGCCTCTCCAGGTGCGGTAAAATCAAAGCTATCACTATCATTTGCACGGGCATCAAGAAAGGTTTCTATTTCATCTGCTTGAGTTTCTGAGACTTCAAAAGTAAAATTATATACTTTTGGATTTTGATGTTCTGCCAATCCAAATAATATTCTATGTTCAAATCCATCAGCAAAACGAACTGTTCTGGTATTTGGTGCGGATCTTTTTTGTTGTCCGTATATAGGTTTGATTGATGGAAAAGTAGCCATTATGCAAGTAAACCTCCAGGTCTTTTTTGCTTAAT